ATACTTGACATAGAAACTTCTTTATGTTATAAATAATATTAGAGTGATAAAAGACTTATCACTATGCAATTAATGACTAGTAATAGTCGGAGGATATTATGTTAAAACTCTTAACAAATATTCGTTATTTCATTGCACCAATATTAATCATCACTACTGCTTACGGTATCCACATAGGTGGTCTATTTGCGTGGACTGGTGTTGCTTTATTAGGTGTTGGAATAATAATAGATACATTAATCACATACCAAACTAAAGGTGCTGGGGTTGATGGAAATGGAGACTCATTAGGTATTGCGTGGTTGCAAAACAGCGTTATGTATTTAATGTTACCTGTTTTCTTAATCCTACAATTAGTTGTCGCTTACAAACTCTTTAACGGAGTGGGTGGCATGGAGTTAGTTGGTACAACATTATCTGCTGGTATCTTTTTAGGTATCGGTATCATATATGGACACGAACTATCTCATACAAAAGGTGGGTCATTTGTAATAAGTAGATGGATGATGGCGTTAAGTGGGTCAGCACATTTTTGCTATGCTCATGTATACAATCATCATTTAGAACTTGCAAGTGAAGATGACCCAGCGACTGCACCTCGTGGTCGTACAATATACGGACATTATCTATTGTCTTATCTTGGTCAATCAAAGTTTCTTTTTGAAATGGAGAAAGCAAGATTAAGTAGAATAGGTAAATCTTTTATCAGTTTTGATAACAGATGGATAAGAGGATATCTTATGTCTGTACCTATAGTAAGTTTATTCTTTATGGCAGGTGGTTGGACAGGTGTTGCTGTATTAGCAACAATGTGGGTTATCTCAAACTTTGAGTTAGAAGCATTGAACTACCTAGAACACTACGGTTTAATAAGAGTAAAAAATCAACCAATAGATTATCGACACAACTGGGATAACTCAACATTATTCACAAGTTGGTTCTTCATTGAAATTGGTCGTCAAGCAGACCACCACGATAGAGGTGAAACACACTTCTGGGAACTTGATGATGTCGGTGCTCCTAATACCGGTGTTGGTTACTTTACACTTTTCACTATTGCGTTAATACCACCATTGTTTAATAAGTTTATGAAAAAACATTTAGACAAATGGGATAGTGATTATGCAAGTGCTGACGAGATTAAAATAGCACAAAAATTAGTATAATTATGGCCCCTAGTAATTCAGTTTTACTAGGGGTTTATTAGGTCTTATAAATAGTATTATGACAAGTACAAACGCAATCACTCGACAACCAACGCAACTTGATTATGCGTCACCAACGCAATTTAAGTTTAATATTACAAAACTTCCAAAGGTAGAATACTTTTGTACAGAAGTTAATATCCCAAGCCTACAGATGACCAATGCAACACAGGTAACTCCTTTGAGAGATATACCTTTGCCTGGAACTAAACTTGACTTTGGAGATTTAGTACTTACATTTATGATAGATGAAAAGTTAGAAAACTATGAAGAAGTATTTGCTTGGTTAAGAGGTCTTGGTTTTCCTGAAGACCATTCAGATTATTCTAATTTAGTAAAATCTGGAAGAGATAGATTTCCTACACAAGGTAAAGGTGTGCAAAATGCCAATGCTGGTAGAGAAGGAACTGCTACTCCTCAAGGAGGTATTTTGTCTGACGCCACACTAACAATATTAAGTGCAAAGAATAATCCGATTAAAGAAGTAAGATTTAGAGATATATTTCCTGTTTCATTAACCGGTGTAAATTATAGTCAACAAGCAGGTGATGTTCAATACTTAACTAGTAGTGTTAGCTTTAAATATACAACTTATTCTTTTGCTGAACCTGGCAAAACTTCTACAACTTATTAACAATAGAAGCTTGACAAAACACTAGATTTAGTATATAATTATACTTAAAACTGGAGAAAGATACTATATTATGACATTAGAAGAATTACAAGAACTTTCAGATAAGAAATTAAAAATCAATGATACCGAGCTTGATATTGAAGCTCTTAAAACACCACAACTACATAATGAATTTTTGAAGCATTACAACAAGTTTAATCTTTTACTTTCTAAAACTGAAAATGAACTAAAGATTATAAAATTACATAAATGGGAATATTACACAGGGAAAGCGGACCCAGCAGTTTATCAAACTAAACCATTCAATCTAAAACTTTTAAAGTATGATGTTGATAAGTACATTGACGCAGATGAAGATTACATAAGAATAAAGCAAAAAGTAGATTACTTGAAAACTATATGTGATTATCTGGACAAAACAATCAAACAAATATCAAATCGTGGATTCCTAATCAAGGATGCTATTGAATGGCGTAAGTTTACTTCTGGCGCTATTTGATAAATGGTAGAAAATCGTTATTTAATATTAGAAAAGAAAGATGAAGTCTATCTTTCAATAGAAGCCGAGAGCGATATTCGTAGAGAACTATCAGAGTTTTTTACATTTGAAGTTCCTGGTTATAAATTCATGCCTCAATATAGAAGTAGATATTGGGATGGTAAAATAAGACTTTTTAAATATGCAAGTGGTGAGATATACTATGGTCTACTACCATATATTAAAAAGTTTTGTGAAGATAACAATATTAGTATTGTATCTAAAATAAAAGAGAAAGCAAAACCATTAGATAAATTAGAGTGTGCTAGATTTTGTAAAGCATTAAAGATACCTAAGATTACTATTAGAGATTATCAATTCAATGCTTTCTATCATGCCATACAAGAAGATAGATGTTTATTACTATCGCTAACTGCTAGTGGTAAATCACTTATTGCATATCTCATATTAAGATTTCAGTTATTAAGAATTAAAGAAAAGAAATCAAATAAAGTATTAATCATTGTACCTACAACATCACTAGTAGAACAATTATATAAAGACTTTGCAGAATATGGATATAACACAAAACACATTCATAGAATATATCAAGGACACGATAAAGACACAACAAAGAAAGTAGTTATATCTACTTGGCAATCAATATATAAACTACCTAAAACATGGTTTGCACAATTTGGTTGTATCATTGGTGATGAAGCACATCTATTCAAATCCCAGTCCCTTACAGGTATAATGACGAAGATGACTAATTGTAAATATCGAATAGGTATGACTGGTACATTAGATGGTTCAAAGACGCATAAGCTCGTGCTAGAGGGTCTATTCGGGGCTGTAAACAGAGTTGCGAGTACAACTGACTTGATAGATAAGAAACAACTAGCAGCCTTTAAAATACACTGCTTAGTACTCAAGCATGGAAAGAATAGTAAAGACTTTCTAAAAGATAAGAACTACCAAGAAGAAATGGATTTCTTATGTGCTAGTAAAGCAAGAAACAAATATATCACTAACTTGACAAATGGTCTTCAAGGTAATACACTATTGTTATTTCAATTTGTAGAAAAACATGGTAAGATATTACAAGAACAAATTGAAAAGAAAGTAGATGATGGTCGTAAAGTATTTTTCGTATACGGAGGAGTGTCAGCAGATGACAGAGAAAACATTAGAGCAATTACAGAGAAGAGTGATAATGCAATCATTGTCGCTTCCTATGGTACTTTTTCTACTGGTATTAATATTAGAAACTTGCATAATATTATTTTTTCTAGTCCTAGTAAGTCTAGGATAAGAAACTTACAATCTATTGGTCGTGGTTTAAGACTTGGTGACAATAAAGTAAATGCGACATTATACGATATATCAGATGATGTTTCACATGGAGAAAAAGAGAATTATACATTACAACACTTTAGAGAAAGAATAAATATATACAACGAAGAAAACTTTGATTACGAAATACATAATGTGGAGCTGAAGGAGTAGTATGAACAAAGAAGAAACGAAACTAGAAATCAAAATCGTAAAGATTATAAATGGCACAGACATTGTTTGCCATATACCTACGGTAGCAAATCAACAAAGAAATCCGTTGCTGACATTAGACAAACCATTAGAAATAAAATATGTGCCACAGATTACTAACATTGGTATCAAAGATTATATAGCACTTGTGAAGTGGGCTGCATATACAAACGACCATATGGTTACTATACCTAAAGATAAGATACTAACTATTACTAATGCAAGTGAACAAATGATTAAATCTTATACGCAAGTTATTAGTGACTACAACAACCACGACAAGGTTATGAGAAGAGAAGATAATCCATTAACTCAAAAACTTATGGATAGAGAAATTATGCGAGACGAGGAACTGGAAGAGTATGATGAAATATTTGAGACCTTTAATGACATTAAAAAGAAAACTACATTTCACTAGACGCTACTCTATAGACTCTATCTCTCAGCAGCAACACGCTGATAATAACACACGATTCAGGATATGTCAAGCGCCTGTATCATTTAAAAATAAATGTGTTAGGTGCTTGACTTATTTAACAACATATAGTATAGTGAGAACATGATGAAAACTAAAAAAGAAAAAGTAGTTAAAGAAATTGAAACGGCCGAAGTGCCTGAAAAAAAGAAACGCATACGAACACCTGCGAAGAAGGAGCACTATGTTAATAACAAAGAGTTTCTAATTGCAATGGTAGAGTATAAAGACAAATGTAATAAAGCAGAAGCAAGAGGCAGAAAGAAACCTCCGGTTACTAATTACATTGGAGAATGTTTTTTAAAGATTGCAAACCATTTATCGTATAGACCTAACTTTATTAATTATACTTTTAGAGACGATATGATTTCAGATGGTATTGAGAATTGTTTACAATATCTTGGTAACTTTAATCCAGAGAAGTCAAACAATCCATTTGCATACTTTACACAAATTATCTATTATGCCTTTATAAGAAGAATACAAAAAGAAAAGAAACAAACAACAATCAAACATAAACTTATTATGGATGCAAACTATGACGATATGACATTGCAACCTGGTGAAGATAGAGACTTTAAAAATCAATTTACAGAATTCTTACAAAAGAACTTACCAAACCAAGAACCTACAAGTGAACCTATAGAAGTAAAACCTAAAGGTGCAAAACTAAAGAGAACAAGAAAAGCAAAGATAAATTTAGAGAACTTTTAAGGGTATATTATGAAGATAGCATTGTTGAATGACACTCACTTTGGTGCGAGAAGTGATAGTCCTGCATTTATTAAATATTTTAACAGGTTTTATGATGAGATATTTTTTCCATATTTGGAAGAGAATAACATCACAACCTTAATACATTTAGGCGATGTAGTAGACAGAAGAAAGTTTATTAACTTTAATACTGCTCATAACTTTCAAAATAAGTTTTGGAAGAGACTATGGGAGATGAAGATTGATACACATATCATACTAGGTAACCATGACACATACTATAAGAACACAAACTCTATTAATAGTATGCAACAACTGATTACAACTTTTGATGGTGTAAATGAACCATTTATATATGAGAAACCAAAGACGGTTGAGTTTGATGGTTTGCCTATTCTATTCGTACCTTGGATATGTCCAGAGAATGAAGAAGAAAGTCTAAAGGCAATAACAGAAAGTCAAGCACAAATATGTATGGGTCACCTAGAAGTTAAAGGTTTTGAAATGCACAAAGGACACTTCCAAGACCACGGTTTAGAAATGGACTTGTTTAAAAGATTTGAGAAAGTATATTCTGGTCACTATCATAGAAAATCAGATAATGGTACTATCTTTTATCTAGGAACACAATACGAAATTACTTGGTCTGATTATCAATGTCCTAAAGGTTTTCATGTCTTTGATACAAATACAAGAGAACTAACAAGAATTCCTAATCCTATCAGTATGTTTAAGAAGATATTATATAATGATAAAGTTAATTCATATAGTACTATGGATATAAGTGAATATGAAAATTGTTTTATTAAAGTTATTGTAGAAGAAAAAACAGATGTCAACCAGTTTGGTGACTTTATTGATAGACTACATAATGAGATACACACAAATGAAGTAAATGTAATTGAAGATAGTTATAATATCAATTCAACTGCTGATGTTAATATCGTAGACCAAGGAGAAGATACATTATCTTTCTTGCAAAATTATATTAAAAGTTTAGATACTGAATTAGATAAAAATAAGATGAATAGTATAGTGAAAGACTTATATAGTGAGGTGCAAGATAAGTGATAATATTTCATAACATAACCTGGAAGAACTTTCTTTCTACAGGCAATACACCAATCAGCGTAAATTTAAACGAATCACCTACGACATTAATCATAGGTACTAATGGTTCAGGTAAATCAACTTTACTTGACGCTTTATGCTTTGCATTGTTTAACAAACCTTTTAGAATTATTAAGAAAGACCAGATGGTTAATACAATCAACAATGCTGATACCGTTGTTGAAGTTTACTTTAGTATTGGTCCAAAGAAATACAAGATACGAAGAGGTATTAAACCTAACATATTTGAAATATTCCAAGACGGTATTTTATTAAATCAGGATGCTTCTTCTATAGATTATCAAAAGTACCTTGAACAAAACATAATGAAACTTAATTATAGGTCATTTTGTCAAGTTGTAATTTTAGGTTCTTCTTCTTATGAACCATTTATGAAGATGAGAGCAAGTTATCGTAGAGATGTAATTGAAGAGATACTAGACATTAAAGTATTTGCAAGTATGAACTTATTGTTAAGAAGTAAACAACAAGACTTAACAAAAGACATCACCACAATGAGACACCAGGTAGATTTGATTGAGAACAAAGTTAATCTACAAGAGAAACATTACGAAGAATTACAAGGTAGAGATACAGACGCTATCACTAGAAAAAAAGAAGACATAGAGAAAGCACAACAAGGTAAAAGAGATTATATGGTCCGTATCAATAGTCTCAATAACGAAATTGAAACAAACAAATTAAAATTACAAAACAAAGATAAGACTAAAAGTAAGTTTCTTCAATTGCAGAAGTTAGAATCCAAGATTGATACTAATTTAAAGACACATAAAAGAACATTAAAATTCTTTGAAGAGAATACTAATTGTCCAACTTGTACACAAGAACTTGAACCTAGTTTCAAACAAGAGAAAATCAATGAAGAGAAGGCTGCTGTAGATAAATTGAATAATGGTTATAAAGAACTATTGACTGAAATCACTAATACAGAAGAGAAGATACTAACCATTGATAAGGTATCAGAAACTATTAGAACTATAGAAACAAATGTTTCAAAACTTAATCATAGTGTTGATGAGATTAAAAGACATAGTGATAGAATACAAGATGAGATTGAACTCCTACAAGTAGAGGATGCTTCAGGCCTAAATATCAAAGAAGAGATATTGAAGTTGAAACAAGACCTAGTTAAGACAATAGGAGAACGAGACGAAGTTATTGAAGAGAAAAAATACATTGATGTATTAAGACAGATTGTAGACGATAGTGGTGCAAGAGCACAAATTATTAAGAAGTATATTCCAGTAATGAATACACTTATCAATCAGTATCTACAATCAATGGACTTCTTTATATCTTTTCATTTAGACGAAGAGTTTAAAGAAACGGTTAAGAGTAGACATATGGATTCTTTTAACTATAACAATTTTAGTGAAGGTGAGAAGATGAGAATAGATTTATCATTACTATTCACTTGGAGAAGTATTGCGAAGATGAAGAACTCCGTCAATACTAATTTATTAATACTTGATGAGATATTTGATAGTAGTTTAGATGGTCAAGGAACAGACGACTTCTTTAAGATTATTGCTCAACTTTCAAAAGAAAATGTCTTTATCATATCACACAAAGGAGATATTATGTTTGACAAGTTTACTAATATATTAAAATTTGAGAAGTATCAAAACTTTACGAGGTTAGAAAATGCCTAAAAATTTA